TCTTAAGTCGTGTAATATCTTGGGAGTTGGTTAAACCGCTAACTACGCGTTTAGCCGGGGCATAACCTAAACCGTCTGTTCGTAAGCCAGTCTCCGAACGATTGGTAGTTCGCATCGTGCGTTGATGAGACGGACGAGTCCGGGCACCAGACATGCCTTGAGCATGGCCACCCGCATTCGGAAGGCGGTCCGGAAGGAATGCCGTCTTTTCGGGCATATTGTGACCAACGGTCGGTGTGGCCGATCTGAGACCACCACTCACGTCGTGTCCTGGACCCGTAATACGACCCGGTAAGTGTGTAAGCTTGTGGGCACCAACGAGAGTCGGATTAACACGGAAAAGTTGTTGAAATCCACCCGTCGCCGGAGCATCGGGATTACCCAAACCCGGACCAATGAGTTGTTTCTCAATCGGTGCCAGATTGTTCATCTTACCCTGATCGTACATACGTTCCCGCATGTTAAGAACTTCCTGACCACCGCTTCTCGGCATGGGAGCCACATCAGAGAAACTAGCCATCTCCTTCTTCTGGGATATTTCTGTTCTAGGAGCAAATTGTGTTTCATTAAATTTAGGAACTTCGTCGGAAAGAGTCGGTTCAGAGGGAGCTTCGATAATTTCTTCCTTGGGGACTGCATCTGCTGGATTCGATTCAGTACTCAAGGCTCGCCCAGCATATACGAGGCCGGCAACCGCTAAGATAGAAATAGGATCAGCCATTCTTATATTATCAAAACATTTTTAATTACTTGGAAGGTAAGTATCGCTTGTCAAACAAACCGTTCTGAAGATCCGCACGAGTACTCGCCGGACCACTGTAAGCGGCAGATTGGGGCGGCAAAACGACACCCTTATCTTGAACCGGGAAGATACCTCTCTCCCATGTCTTGATCGGTTGCTTGTTGTGAGTAGAGGTGCTTTGCGGTCTTAAACGATCGCTTGTGTCGACATATTGAGCCGGGGCTCCCTTACCGAATTTGGCGGGCGCCGTGCCGTATAACATCGTATTGGGGCGGGCACCCATGCTGACGGAGCTGGGTTGAGGGTAAACAAAAACATCATCGGTTGCGCTGTTCGTCGGAACTGCCGGGTTTTCAACGAGAGATAATCCGGGCTGGAGTTGGTACGCCATTTATTATAACGTGAGAATATTTTATCTTAGCGAAGATTCATACCATCATTCAAACCCCGGAATGCTCCCAATTGAGCACCCCGAGCATTCGGATTGCATGCAAATTGGCTACCACCCTTGCAAGAAACACCCCATTTCGGACCATATAACCATTCAGCAAACGCCGTCTGGTCACCCGGAATCATAGAAACCGGTGCGGTGATAAACTGACGAGATGCCGCCCTGCGCTGCACCATAGGATGCGGAGAACGAGATCTACCAGCATCAACCGGGACGCGTTGATCCACTAAAGCATTGATAAAGGGACGAACCGACGAATACTCACACGCCGGAGGACGATTAGGATTATCTGTGATGTCTGTCAAAAGAACGTTGCCCATGGGATTATCGCCGGACGGCATTTGACACCCAGAGCCTGTAGAACGCGTAGGAACGCCGTATGTCTCTTTAATCATACTATTCTTGTACATAGCATAAAGAACGGCCAAGCAAGTCGCACCGAGTATAAATATTCGTGCATCCCTGCGAATTAAATATAAAAAGGTTGTAGTGTAAATTATAAATCGTGAAGCCGAATTGACACGTTCGGCTGGTGTCTGTTTATTATTAGGCCAAAACTGAGAAATTTTGTCTTGTCGGATGAGCTGTCTTGGATCTTCGAACCAAACCTTCGTCATTTAGTATATCGTAAGTTTATTTTTTCAACATGGTTCCAAACATACTGTTCATAGTTTTCATTAAGGCGGCTTCATCCAAATCACCACCTTCTGTTTCCATCTTATCGGCACAGTCCTTGGCGATACCCTCAATCATTGAGAGTGTCTCTGCGGGAATAGCGGTAATAGTGGTACCGAGCATATATAATGTTTGTAAATACTGCCAAATTGCGTCCTTCGTCTTAGTAGATAAGCTATCGTTCCAGTTATCCTTCAAATTAAGATCTTTGAGATATTCGATATTACCAACTTCATTCAATAAGAATGATTCGTCCTTGTTGCTGATTTTATCCGCGTACGGCGTAATCCCCTTCATAAATCCATCAACGACCAATCTTGGATTCGCAGTTTTGGCCAATTCCAATTGAGCCATAAATTTTTTAATACCCTTCTCCTGTGGGAAAACCTTATGTAATTCCACAAGAAATTGTGACATCATATCCGTAAAAGCTGACACGCTCGCCATTTTTATGTATATAACTACTATCTAATCTTTAAGTTTGAGTTTAAAACGGTTCCGTCGAGATGGTCTCGCGTTGCCCGACACCCATCGAAACGATGAAATACACGAGTATGGCGACTAACGCCGCCGGCTTTGTGTATGCGCTCGGTTGTAATTTACCCTCCTTGTTAAGCTTCGCTTTCGCATGTATGTATCCTGCTGTGATACCCCCACCAATAGCGGCTGCCCAAATCGGGTCTCTCAGGTAGTCAGAAAGTTCCATTTAATAATAGCCAACTTTTTTTGTTCGGCGTTCTGGGGCATCACCAAATAACACACCGTCGTCGGTCGGGGGATTTACTTCCTGTTCCTGCTGCATGGAAGGGTCACGGACGGTTGGAATCGTTCTAAACTCATTATCGAGAGCAGACGGTTGTTCCTCCGTGGTTTCTCCCAGTTGAGGCATCTCTTCGCCGCCTTCTTGAGGCATGTCGCCCATTGTTTCCTCCATGGGAGGTTGTTCTTCTTCTCCTCCCATTTGATTTCCGATTTCGCTAACATCGGCACCGTCTGGAAGAATTCCAGCTTCCCCTCCTCCATCTTCTCCATCATAAATGTCCGGATCTTCAGCATCACCATCATGAGTGCCATCGAGATCGATGTCCCTACTTTCTTGTGACATATAAGTTTGTAAGATTTGTTGAACCGGTATGAGATCCTTCACACCATTTTCGATACACGGAATAAAGCGAGCCGCAAGTTGTTCATCTCTCGCGTATTCGCTTTGATTTTCTTGGAATACATAGGGATCTTTATACAGATCCTTAGCCGCTAAATTATAGCAAGTTTGAATAAATATTTCATTCGTCGGTAACTTCAAGCTTATCTTTTTGTTGTCCGATTTAAGACGAACAGCCGATAAAATCTTCGTACAAGCGACAAAAACTGCGGCAAGGAGATCCGAATACCAAGCACATCTGGATGTGATGTTATCCGCGTGAGTCTTTGACATATTGTCACTCCAGTTCGGAACTTCCTTCAGTAGTTTCTGAAACATTTGTAACACTTTTCTGCCTTTAGACATTTTTACAGCTTCGTCGTACATAATAGAAAAAGTCTCTATCATAACCGGAACCATCAGGTGGCACATTTGGCCGAGGTATTCCTTTTTCGCCTCGACTAAAACATTCAAGTTATCCATTTATCATAGAGTGTGTTTTTAAAAAATAAATTTAGTCGCACTGTTCATGACCTGTATTTATTTGCTGCCTTTCTGAGATTGGCAAAACTAGGTAATTCTATATCATCAAACGTATCTTCATCGTCCTTAACTTTATCAGGTTTTTTGGTCTTAGGTATGAACCAAGATACGTATATATCTATTTCCGAAACCCGCTGAGTCGTAAATCCAGCTCGTATAAGTTGTCTATCTATGTACAGTGCTGCCTGAGATCTATCGAACGCTGGATAACCCATGACGTATGTCGGTATCCTGAGAAATATCTGCTTATGGCCATATTCTGCGCTCTGTTTTATCTTGGTCGAAAATTGTTCATATATTTTCATATACAATTCCTTTTTGATCTGTTTTCGATTTTCTTCAATACGCTGAACATCATCAATATTGATCATTAATATTACTTAATTTTGTTTTTGGCGCTTTCCAACTCACTCTTCTTCGGTAAAGCGGCTCTCTTTATAAGATCGTAGCTTATAAATTCCTGACCTTCCTTACCCTCCGTGAATGCCTTGATCGCTTGTTCGTCTAATATTTTGGAATCCATTGGCTGTGTCTGAAGCGACATAACAACCGGGGTCTCTCTGCTAATATCTACATCAACCGTAACCGCAAAACCAAACGCAAATCCACCCTCCTTCACCGTCATAAAGGATGCTTGGTGTATCACCTCCGGTCCTTTATCTTCTTTGTCCTTCTTGACAAATTTTTTCACGCCCAGCGTTTCAATAATATAATTACACACCTTTGTCTTCTTTTCAACGGCCGCATTCGTGGCTAAGATGATTTTTTGTATTGTATCGTTGTCCATCTTAACTTCTTCAAATCTGTAATTCGATTTATCGATCGGTTTATCATTGAGAACAATTCCGGTTATGGGATCTGAATATCCTGAGTATCCAAATACTTCCTGATATGTTTCCCTCTTGGAACTCAGAAGAATGACCAGGGCAATAAGTAATAGAGCAACTGTTATCCTCATATACTTATATGCGTTAATTTAATTTCAGAAAATAAACCACTCAATAGTAGATGGCACTCCTAATATTTAGTAGTAAATGTAATCATTCACAAGATGTACTGGAATATATCCAGGAACATCCCCAGCTTAAATCCATGATACAATTTCACAATGTAGATACACAGGGAATACCTCACCAATACGTACAAATATTAAAGCGTGTTCCCAGTCTAATAACGAAAGACGGGAAACTTCTCGTGGGAGGAGAAGTTAAGGGGTGGCTCGGTACGCTGTTGCCGTCGGAGGAATTTGTAGGGTGGGGTTCCAGTGGAACCGCATCTACAAATTTAGAAGACGCGGAACCGGACAGTTGTATATTTAATTTGGACTCATACGGAACAACACTTAAACCAACTATCACGAGGGAATTACAAGAAAGAATTAACGCCAGTGTAAATGACGCATATAATGACATAAAGAAGTAAACGCAATATTTTATAATATGAAATTGGCTACAATTCAGGCATCCGCATTTAAGTCTTGTTTTGAAGTATTGAAAGATATTCTAAATGATATCAATATATATTTCAAAAGTGATGGAGTGAGAGTAACGACACTCGACACGGCGAGAACCTCTCTCATTGATATGTTTTTACCCGCTGATAATTTCGAAGAATACGAATGTAACGAAGAAATCGTCGCCGGTATCAATATATCGAATACATTCAAGTTATTGAAATCTATAACGAGTTCAGATATTTTGAATATTCACATAGATTCAAAAGAATATATGAATTTTGAGATTGTTTCCGAATCTAAAAAGACTAATACCAAATTTGAACTTAAACTATTGGATATAAATGAAAATCAAATTGAAGTACCAGAGATCGAAATGAGTACGATTACGACATTACCATCGGTCGATTTTCAACGTTTGTGTAGGGATATGTCCAATATAGGTACAGAAATAGAGATTACTCGTGAAGGCACTCTCATGAATTTGAGATGTGCCGGGGATTTTGCGAATCAAGAAACGTCAATAACCTGCAATGAAGAAAGTCCGAGGATTTCTGGAATTTATTCATTGAGATATCTTAATATATTCGCAAAGGGTTCTAGTATGTGTTCTAGTGTTCAAATCTTACAAGAAGAACAGAATCGCTTCCTTATTCTAAAGTATAACGTAGCAAACCTAGGAGAACTCCGGTTCTATTTAGCTACTAAGGTACCTTCAGATCAGTAATTTTATTGGTCGAAGAACTCAACACCTTAGACATTCCCAATGAGTTTGTTAATTTAACTTTCGGGTATTTTTTTATAAGCTCGTCCTCGTCCTGGTTTAAAAAGTCTTTTATGAAAATTTCCTGTCCGTGAAAATCGTTTTTGGGTCCAGCATATGTTTTCACCCTTTCAGTAATGTCCTCTAGTGGATTTTCATCGTCATCCACTAAATAGACAGTACTCAAAGGGATACTGAACGAAAATTCGGTATCTAAATCGTCCGGTAGTTTCAAATTCAAATTAGTTGTCGCTATTTTGTAAATCTTCCCGTTATACCAATATCGTATCCTAAGAACGATATTTTTCACTTTTTTAGGAATGTGGTCTTGATAATCGTCCTCGTTCGTAACATTCGCGTAAAACTTCTTACGATCCTGAAACCAAAACTGCGATTCTTGTTTCCACATCTCATGTGTTATGTCTTCATCCTCATCCCCGTCACTAATCTGATATTCCATTAATTTGGATTGTATATGATAGTCTGGCCTGGTGGTGACCCATTTATATAACCCATATACCTTCAGTAATACATGGTTTAAAAGATTGACTAACATTATAATATATGGAAGGTAATTTTTTAAGCCGATACAATAACAAAATTCAGGAGTGGGAGGATCTAATAGCAAAAGACCCCCAAAACTCCGGGCTTTACCATTCTGAGATGAGTGATTATATCATAAAGTGTATGCCTTATATGAACCAATATACGGATGACACTGATAAGGTCACAACTGTCGATAACGTATTTAATTGTAAGGAAACTCATGGTCTCCAGCGAAAAGACATTTATGTTGATTATTTAATAGACGTAGAAAATCACAACATAAATAGACAAACCGTGAAAGAAAATATAGACGTCTGTCCGAGATGTCCCAATAGTAATATTATTCACTTTAACGACACTAGTGACCTCACGTGCGATAATTGTGGGTTAGTTGTATCAAAAATGATTAGTCAGGAACTTACATATAGGGAAGAACAAGAAAGTTCAGAGAAAATCGTAAATTACTCATACAAGAGAGAGAACCACTTCAATGAGTGGATGAGTCAGTTCCAAGCACAAGAAATGACTACCATACCACCGGATGTGATAGACAAGTTACGGGTAGAGTTGAAGAAATTGAAGATAAAATCATTAGATGAGATAACTCACGCTAAAATACGGGGTCTTCTTAAGAAATTGAAACTTAATAGATTTTATGAACACGTTCCATATATAACAAACATTCTAAATGGTATTAAACCTCCTAGTATGCCACAAGAATTAGAAGAACGGCTTAGAATTATGTTTAAGGACATACAGCGTCCATTCGATGACAATTGTCCTAAAGAACGTAAGAATTTCCTATCATATTCTTATGTTCTATATAAATTCTGCGAACTCCTATCCGAAGATTCGTATCTCCAATACTTTCCCCTTCTCAAATCGAAGGAGAAATTGTACCAACAAGATGTGATTTGGAAGAAGATATGTAATGATCTTCGTTGGGAATTTATACCAACGATATAAAGATTATATTGTATAACCATATATGCCGAATACTATCCACTGTCTGCAACCCTGGATAGTGCGCCAAAGTGTGATCGCTAAAGCCAAGAAGAGAGAAACGTTGGAAGATTTGAAAAAGGAGTTGAAAGAACTCCAAGCAGAGAATAGTAAATTACATATACAAGTAAATCAAATGAGAATGAAACCCAAATGGAAAAAGTCTCCTCAAGTACTAGAAGCGGAAAGAAAACATCAAGCTGAAACCGATCGTATGCGAACAGAAATCCATAAACAGATCATGGAAAACAAACCAACCAAAAGCCTAGAGAGACAAGATGCCTTGCCCATCGGTCACAACATGGCACTAAAAGGAGAAGACCTACAAGAATTTATAGATCCAGACCTATTAGAGAACGGAGACGGATCAATTGATTAAAGATTTAATGACACATATGTATATACATGATCTCATCTGCCACTAAATACAACGTAGTCCCCGGTTTCAAGGGGAGAACAATCGGGGGAAGAGATGATATGATACAACGCGCGGTGAAATACAATGTAGTCCCGGGTTTTAAAGGGAATGTCATCGGAGGCGAAGAAGATATGGCACGACGCGCATCGTCGATGTATCCCAAACCTCCTCCCCGTAAATGGCGCATAGAAGAATGTATAGAAAAGGTTAGCTGGGATCCGAACAGTAAATCTCCTATAACAAGGTTCTATTTACCTCATGGTGAATTATTCAATGCGTTCAAACACAATGCGAAACCGAAATATACATTATACGAAGATCTATATCCCGTGGAACCGAAGCGTAACAAGGTGTCCATTTGGAAAAGAATCATTCGATGGGTAACGAGATCTAAACAATAGGTATAAAGATGTCATTTATTATAAAATAAATGGATGAGCACGTTCAGTTCTGTGTAGATGAAGCAAAATATCATCTAGAGAGAGCGAGAGAAATACTCACAGAAGAAATTAAAAACCCGGCTAAATATCACGAGGAAACACTTCATTCTTATAAATTAATGGCGAAGGCGTTTCCGGTTCTTGTATGGATGTCACACAACGAATCTCACACTCTTGAAGATTCCCCGGAGGATAATTAATCAAAAGTGCGTTATTCAAACCCGTCAAACGAAGGTAATTCCGAGCCTGAATCTCTGACGCTTCCGTCAGGGATTTAATGGTTTTGAATTCTACCACAAGTTCTTTATTTACTATAATATCAGCTCTTAAATTTCCTACATTATGTCCATCAAACTCAATTGGGATTATCCTCTCTGATTCGTATGGTATAGAATCTTTACGAAGCAAAATTTCCATAGCATTATGATATACTCTCTCACTAAAACCTGGTCCTAGTTGAGAATATATTCTATCGGCAAAAAAGCGAATACGATTTCGTAATTGTACTCCTCGTATCATTGATTATTGTACGAACGATATCTTTAATAGAACTAAGCGGAGACGCCTATAAGATTCACTTGTGGAAGAGGAATGGCATCCGGGTGATTTCCGAGAGCATATGCCGTAACAGCCACTAACGAGTGTGTCACAATTCTCCAAACGAATTTAGTTTTAAGCATCATTTGATGCCGATAACGCAATTCGGCTAAAAGATGAATGACTCTCTGTCTGATCGCGGTGGGGGAACGTTTGTGTTCTTGTGCGATATTTTCGGTAGGTAATAACGAGCCTAAAATTTCGTCCATCAACTTCTCGTCCTCTTCCCATGTCCATTTCTTGGGTGGTGATTTCTTAGGTTTAACCTTTTTGGCATTTTTCCGTGCCTTTATAGTTTCTACCTCGGCGCGTCCCTCGTCCGTCAGGGCTTTTGGGTTCGTCTCTGCCACAGTCTCCAAAAAAGAGTCTTTGTCTTTTGCTTTCTGAGAACGGGTTACTGGGCGATTACCCGTACTCGGTTCAATAAAAATAGTCATGTATATATTTTTATCATAAAAGCTTTAAATTAATAAAGGGGTTCATGGATACCCTCTCTTTGTGATCTTATACATTTCGATTTACTCGGTCCTTCTCTACGATCGATTTCCCCTAATAATTCTTGAGCAGTGATACCTGTTTTATTTCTAATTTCCATGATATCACTTCGTTCGACATACATGTCGTAAGCGATGTGTCTCAAACGTCGTTTTAAAGTGTCATACGGTATTCCGTATATTTCACATATTTCCATGCATGAGTTTCCTCTCGTGATGTGGTCGATTAATACGTCTTCGAAATCAGGACTAGTCCATATCGAATTTTCGATGTTATCCTCCGTGAGTAGAGATTTCACTCTAAAATTAAATGCGCATCGAAATATGTTTTTGATACCATTCACTATATTCGACATGTTTGTATAAGTATATTTAACTTTAACTGTATTCACATGTCCAATGAATGTTTAAAAGAGAAGAACAGGGATGCGTTACATGATTATCACGAGTACACTATACCTATATATTATCAAAGTCTTACCATGAGTGAGTGTACTATAAAAATATAAAAAAAAAGAACAGGGATGCGTTACATGAAAAAAACATTAATTACTTTAATAAATAAATATACACTTAGTAAACCCGATCGAATTTTTTCTGCTCAAAACGCTTGTGTATAATCACATATTTAAGCCTATCGGAGGTTTTTCGGAATTGTGAAATTCGATAAATTTTTTCCAAAATCACCCAAAATCACCCAAAATTCGATCAAATTTGACAACTTTACGAATACTTTAGTTTTTAATACTTTAAATTTTTAAGCCTATCAATTGCCATTTCGGAAAATACTTTAAGAAAGGGACGAGATTTCAATGGATGTTTGGGACGATAATTAAGTCTCTTTTGGAGATTTTAGTGCGTATACTTTAATACTTTCGAAGTGTCAAAGCGTCAAAGTGGATTTTCCTGAAATTCCCCTTTTTGGAGGTATGACCAATTTCTTACCAACATTAAAATTCTGTTATATTTAAAGATATGAATGTATAAATTAGCATGGATATTCGGAATTGTGATGGCATCGAATTACTCAAATCTCTCGATGATAAAAGTGTTGATCTTATTTTAACCGATCCACCCTATATAATCTCACACGAAACGGGTATGAACAAATTACGTGATGCGATAGATTCTGGTAAAGACATATCTAAGACCGAGCAAGAATGGGACGACTATAAATCTAAAAACAACATAGACGCACCAAATGCGAAGGAAAATTATCTAAAATATGGGACAATTCACGGGACTAAATATAGTGTGAAAACAAATTACGGCGAATGGGACGAGAATTTTACGATGGATGATCTAGATGATTTCATTAAATTGTACTATGACAAATTGAGAGACGGTGGGACTTGTATAATATTTTTTGATATATGGAAATTATCATACCTCAAAGAACTCATGGAAAAGCATAAATTTAAACAGTTACGATTTGTTGAGTGGATCAAAACAAATCCACAACCTATAAATTCGCGTCTCAATTACCTAACAAATTCTCGTGAAATAGCGATTTTGGGTGTGAAGAAGGGAAAACCTACATTTAATGGTGAATATGATAATGGTATATACAGATACCCCATACAAAATGGTAAAGATCGTTTCCACCCAACACAGAAGAGTATTAGGTTATTTGAAGATCTCATCAAAAAACACACAAACGAAGGTGATGTAGTCGTGGATACATTTCTCGGTGGTGGAACGACCGCTATCGCGTGTAAAAATACGGGAAGACGGTGTATAGCGAGTGAAATTTCAAATGAATATTTTGAAAAGATAATTGAATTGAGTAGGAAAGAATCTCATAAAGGCTGGGTCAAAAATCTAGTGAATTCCGTTCATCTTAAGTCGCGATCCGCAGTGTAATACGTCTTTCCTTTCATCACAAAACTATGCACTCTCGCATACGCCCACGCCTGTGGAGAAGCGCCCGGTCGGTGCCCGGTTCTCCACGCGGCGAGTCCTCGATCGTATATAGTTCTCAGTGTCTTCAATGGTATCTTCGTCGCTTTCGCAATTTCGGGGAGGGATTTCGCGTTCGGGTACTTTTCACGGAATCGTTTCGTGTAAGAGGATGTACGAGTTTTAACACCTTTATCGGTTGAAAATTTCGTGTATGTTTTCGTTTTCATTTTTACATATCTCTTTTCTACGTCCCTGAGCGTCTTCAACCCTCTGAAATATTTAAGGGGTGCATATACTGGGCCCTTCGTTTTTCGTAATTCACGAATCTTCTTAGATATGTCTTGGTCGGTGAGAGCCATCTATCTTATTTATTATGTACGTTTTTATTCCTAAGTGATGTATGGGTAACTTTTTTTTTATCTGAAAACCAAAAAACCAAAAACCATGAAGCGATACAATGAAACTCTCCTACACTTGTACAAGTCTGGACTCGTGACCCCCGGTTCCGGGGTCATAAGCCTACGAATCCCCAGCCGTGACAACGAAAAAACGATCCTAGCAGATTTTGACGAATCTGGACATATCACTCTGGGCGAAAGACGCTGGACCACACCGTCGGGATTCAGTCATCATTTTCTGAATCGCCAGGATAATGGCTGGAAATCGGTGAGATACAACGGCACTATATTGGATGAATTACGTATAAAGTATAGGGAAACCGACCATAATGTTGTTAAAGTCGGGACAGACGACGACTCGGTTGGAATCCCCTCCGAGTTTATGTTAAGTCACGCCATGACACAGGAAATGCTTAATCGATCGACACAAGGTGATTATTATCGACGGCTCGGTGCGTGCGAAGAGGTGGTACAACTGGCTGACATGAACTGCAAATCATATGGGAAAATGGAAAATATAGTAAGAGACTATTTCGGCATCTCCAAAACTAAAACTACCGAGAACGATGGAATGAAAGGCGAATTGAAAATCGAGATCAAGTGCCCCCGTCTTCAAACGAATGGAAGATGGATGATCCAACACTTGAAGCCCACTCATGACTTCGATGCTGTGTTGATAGCTTTGCTCACGCCAAAATACGGACTTCACACGATGCTCATATCGAAATCAGACGTCTTCGCGATGGCGAAACCCCAGAAAGGTGAAGGGTGGCTTGTCAATAGTACCGATTTGATGAAATGCGCTGTTCAGGTTAGAAAGGGTGATGATCTGACTCACCTCTTGCTTAGAGAAAACCCTCTTTAGTTTTGTAATAATAATGATCATCTCTGGTGATGTCCTAACCGTTGCCCCCACGTTAGACTCGGGTTCGGCTCAGATTGTTATAGCCGACCCGCCATACAATATAGGTAAGGATTTTGGAAACAAAAGTGATAAACAACCAATGGGTGACTATTTGAAATGGTGTGACGAATGGATTAAGGAGTGTCTTCGCATTCTTAGGCCGGATGGTACGATGTTCATATACGGGTTTAGTGAAATATTAGCTCTGATTCTCGCCCGCATACCCGAGGAGGTAAATAGACGATGGGTCGTGTGGCATTATACGAATAAAACGACCCCAACCCTGAATTTCTGGCAGAGATCGCACGAATCTATTCTTGTTCTATGGAAAGATTCTAAGGTTTTTCATAGGGATGACGTACGGGAACCATACACGGACGGATTTGTAAAGGGTGCGGCTGGTAAAACACGTAAGGGAACGAAGGGACGTTTTTCCAAAGAGGGTGCGGCTGATACGACTTATACGGCTCATCCTGGGGGCGCTCTTCCTAGAGATGTTATCAAAATCCCCGCACTAGCGGGTGGTGCCGGAAAAAGCGAACGCGTCGCCCATCCTACTCAAAAACCACTCGCACTGTGTGAAAGATTGTTGAAATCGTGTAAGCAACCACCCGAAAATGGATACGTATTTGTGCCGTTTGCGGGATCCGGGAGTGAGTGTGTAGCCGCGAGAGATTTGGGTCTTCCCTTTGTCGGGGTTGAACTCAATGAAGATTATGTAAAACTCATAAACGAAAGACTTCAATTAAAATCCTGATATATATAAAACAATGGCGACGTATTCTCAGGCACCGTGTGAATATGTATATAAAGTGAGTTCTTTGGAGAAAATAGTCGATGGCGACACGATAGATGTGGCCATCGATCTCGGGTTCGATGTACTCACGAAACAACGGGTTCGTCTGTTAGGAATAGACACTCCAGAGTCTCGCACGCGTGATTTGGATGAGAAAAAGCTCGGACTTCTCAGCAAGAAAAAACTCAAAGAATGGTGCCTTAAAGCAGTCGAGAGTGAGAAGGACGATATAACTATCGAATTACGTTGTCCGGAGAAGGACAGTCGGGGCAAGTTTGGCCGCATCTTGGCAGAAGTGTGGGTCTGCGAAGATGGACATTGGACGAATGTTAATCGCTGGATGTGCGAAAACCATTACGCGGTTCCATATTCGGGGCAAAATAAAAACGCCGTCGATTCCTTACACGAACAAAATAAGAGATGTCTCATTCGTAACGGTGAGGTTTCGTTTGAATAATACATTTACTTAAGCTTGCGCGTGTTTCTCGTCAAGACGAAAAACGCTATGGCGGCGACGACAACACTGCCCATCAAAATACCGGTACCCATCATTTGGTGCTTAGTGGATTTTTTGCGTTCTTGGATCATTTTACTATACCTTTATATTTAAATTTCAGGTCTCCCCTGAAGATTCCGAGACGTTTAATAAATTGGGTTTACGAGAGGACTGATTTCACATTTGTGACGACGAACCCATAAATTGCACACCCACTTTTCACCACGAGTGACATCCATACCTCCATGTATCGCCTTTTTGGTTTTGAATCCATAATTATTTAAATTATCAAAAATCAAAACGTCACCCGTCTTATACTTGAACATTTTTCCTAAATTTGGAAATAGAGTGGCTCCACCATCGTAGTCTTCATTTAATGCTATGATAAACGTATGAACCCTCGGGTTTTGCATGTTTGCGAGCGTATCGTAATGGGGTTTGTAAAATCCACCTTTATTGTATTTTACAACCTGCATAAATTCACAATTCGCGATCGGTTTATCGACGATGGCTAAACATCTATGAGCAATTTTACGTACCGTTGGATCTTTCAGACTCAACCACGCCGTTTCGCTGTGTCTGATGTTTGTATCTATGTCTTTATCCATAGATATTCTCGATTCCTTTAGTTCTTTGGACGCTCTCTTTTTTATGTAGTCCGCTTCTTCTGGTGTTATGAATTCACCAAGTAATAATGGTTCATTGTATCTAGGTAATATCGTGTATAATACGATTAAAAATATTATGATTAAGATCAACGAGAAGACCATTTACTATATGCTTTGATAAATTTCTCACCACTAAACCATTGGGTATGATTACTAGTCGAACTATATTTGGGATTTATATTCGGATAGTCTGTTGTTAATGGCCAATAATTCCGGAACACATCCTCCGTATGAAATGGTGATTGTCCTTTCGCTTTTCGGATGCTATTCGTCACGTCATGTTTTCTTTGTATGACCTCGGGTCGTCTATTATATTCTCGCGTTCGTTCCAATTCACAGTCTTTACACCGGGATCCCATGAGTCCATCTGGAAGCGCTCTATTTACGCCATGTTCTTTTACTTTACCACATTGTTTACATATTTTTCTATTATCCATAGTAATTACACAAATCTATTCTTTATCTAGATCTACGGAAGAAGATTAAGTACACTATGACGACTGCTATGATATAAAGTATCATCTTTTGTATACGAAGATAAATTTGCTATAGAGTTCTGAGATTTTACTTCCCTCTAAACCTTCCCAAGATACTAATGTAAAACCCATTTCCATCATTCGCGTGATGAGGATATCTCTGTATCCAATGGGTTCAGGTACTTCACCGTTTGCGTAATATGGCGTATCTACCAATTTTACCTTTAGTTTTTCACCATAATTCCCATACCCACTATTTTCATCCATAATGAAATAATTTCCAAGCTCATCTTCTAACGGGGTTTTAAAAATTATTTTTTCCGAATCTGGGATGATTCCAATGAACATTCCACCCGGTTTCATTCTGTGTTTGATTTCTCGCATAGATATATCGAATAGCTTTTTAGATTCGAATATATAATGTAATGAAAAATTGTAACATATAACATCAAATTGTCTTTTTGGACACTTTGTGATGTCACCCAAATAGAAGTTTGCCCGAATCTTCATATTCTTTGCGCGCGATTTACACTCATCTAGGGATTCTTGTCTGGGTTCGCACATGTTGATGTACGCACCACAATTCTTCCATTTCATTAAATCACCACCAAACCCCGAGCCCACATCCAAAATGTGGTATCCTTCTTTCGTGACAGATTGGATTAGAGCGCGCTTGGCATCATTGTGATGTTTACGGATTTCCTCCATTTTATATTAAAAAACTGATTCTTTTAAACAACTTAGGGCTAATTGTCGCTGACCCATTTTGAACCGACCATCATTCTCATAATTGGATTTAAATGTATCGCTATTTAATTCTTTTACTACTTTCTCTAGGTCTGTTTTATCACTCTTTGGTACCATACACAATAAACGACCGCCAAATCTTTGAACTTTCCCCAAGAATGCGATTTCTGATTTTCTTGATAAGGTTCTTACGTATATACAGTCTTTACCGTTGTTATTTTCCATTAATCTAAGATTTCTCGCTGCGCCCCATTCGAACCAATTCTTGTCTGTGAATTTTCTTATTTTTCTATCCATCAACGTTTGTTTATATTTATTCAAGTGTTCGTCTATTTCCTTATTTCCCGTTGGAAACTGATTCACGTATATAAACCTTTCTGTCATATTCTCATCTTGAAGTACATCTATGTTACCGAGTGGAACTTTAAACACTTCATCTTTCGCAGATACCATACCAACACCTACATCAAAATAGTCTTCTATTTTTTTCATTTCTTCACTTTGGTC